GGTAGTATTCGATCGAGCATTTGTCAATACGAATGCTTTATTCAAGGAAATGGGGATTAAATGGGATGATATATTTCAAAAAGACTCAAGTAGTGGAGGTGTTATTAGTAAGTATCTATCGGCGGGAGACTATCTGACACTTTCATCACTCGCGATCAGGGTATTGGCTATGCCATGGAGGTATAAGAAAATATCACTCAAAAATGCAATTGGTACGTTATCTGAAAATGGTCAGAAGTTGATGGAAGCTGTAACACTGGTAATCGACGGGGTACCATGGGATGTCATGACAGCCTACGAATTTGTCAAGAGTTTCGACCACGTGGGTCTCTCGGCACCGTATACTCAAAAAGTTTCTGGTAAGGTCATGTGTGACGCAATGCAGACCGCTCTCGTCGACAAAGGTGTCCAATTTGAATTTGGGAACGAATTACAAGATGTCGTCTACCGCGACGATGGGTTTACCGCGAAGTTCGGAAACGGTGAAGTCATCGAAGACGACGGTCTACTCGTATTGTGTCTCGATAACGACCCGGCGGTAAAATTTGTCAAGGATAACTGGGGAGAAGGTGCAGTTGAAAAAATAGCACCGAGTACATACGGTGCTATCAACGTCATATTAGAATATGAAGAGGAAATCGCCATCGCGAGTGATTTACAGTACCTGATAGATACAGAGTTACGTATTCAACCCGTTGTTCTTTCGGATAAAAAGACTATATCTTGTGTCATATGCGATCTAACCGACGAAATCGTTACGATGGATGAAGAAACACTCATATCAAGGGTTATCGAGCAACTCGGTATTCGCGAGCCTAAGAAATCCCGTATCGGGTGGGGTGCGTCATGGGATGGAGATCGGTGGGTATTCGAGCAGTCATCGGGTGTGTTGAACCCAAATGGCCACCTCCCGTTCTTTGGGAAGTCTACCGCAGTTGCCATGTGCGGTATGATGTCCTATAGAAAGACACCTTATTCTAGTATGGAAGCCGCCATCGAAGTGGGGCGGTCGTTTTGTAACGGACAGTTCGGTACACGTAAACCGGCTACACCTTTACTGGTCACACACGTACTCGCGTTACTCTTGGTATTGATGATCGCTACGCTAAACAGGAAACGTATCCAAAAGGTTATTAAGAAGCGTTTGAGGTAAATGATCAGACAGGGCAATAGCATACGAATGTCAGGCATTTATTTTTGATTAGGGAAAAATAAAATATTATTTATATAATAAAATGAGTTCTAATAGATTAACTTATGATGATTGTGCATACAAACAATCCCTGAAACAAAGTGTCAGTCCTTTGAGTCATACTTTGGACCCCGCGAGATATGAGCACAAGAACAAATGCAGAATGGAATTGGGAATCATAGCTGGGACCAATGTGTCTCACAATAAAGCTAATCTCGTCGACATCGAAAATGAATTGCGTGGACAAGTGTTTCCAGCAACTAATTGTAACGCATACAAATATGATCCCAGGACGAAAGGTGGCAAAGAATACATCAAATGCTCAAAGAACATTTCTATCAGCGATGAAAAAGTTCATCTCAAGTCATGTCAAATGTTCTCGTATCCTTCTGTACCCAGAGCCCCTAAATTCTAGGACATCTGTTGTGTTTTAGGATCTGCTTTGTCAAGAGTCTCGCGGATGTCGCTCAGCGAATCGATGTCAGATTGCCGCGACATTCTGCCTTGAAGATCATTTTTACGTTCATTATATTCCTCGTTCTTTGAAGAAATATTCTTCTCGTACTCCTGCATCATAGTGTTGAGACTGTCTGTCGCATATTCTTGGTTCTTTATCTCGCTCGGATTCGGCGCCCAGGGACACCAACACCCGACTTCAGAAATGTAAATGTTGAATTTGTCGTTGTCTAATTGACGGAGCTGTTGGCATCTGCTCTGAGCTTCTTGAAGACTTTCGTATACTCCTCGTACCTTGATACCACGGATGTTTGTTTGATAGTCATGGATCTCATTGAATTCTCGGTCAAGTGTCTCTGCATTTTCGGATACGAAAAATTTGAAATCGGCCGTCAAGGAGCAGGGTTTGAATACCTCGGAGTATTGTTCTTTTACCGAACGAACAGTGTCCGATGCCTCTGGATGCAGTGTCGCGATGCCGTCCACGAGTTCATTCATCCTGGTTGAAAACTTTTTGAGATAATGCTCGAATTGGAAAGCTTCTTTCTGTTTGATGACATCCTCGGGTGATATGAAGGATAAGCATGCATATGTCTGTCCTCTGATCGGTGGATCTTGTTGGAGGAAATCTTTCTCTTGGGTCGAGATCGCCATTATGTATGTAATGTCGCGAGATACCTTTAAGTAGTTTTATTCGATCCCATGTATGTGTCATAAATGTCGTCTAAACCCTAAATGTCGTCTAAACCCTAACTGAGTAAAATGACGAACTGATAAGAAAACGCGTTTTTTTCCGTGGCTGATAAGAAAACGCGTTTGTTTCCGTGGCTGAGAAGAAAACGCGTTGTTTTCCGTGGCGAGACGAAGACTTTCCCTCGCTTCGTCGGCGCCACAGCACAGCGCATGACGCGTGGCGCGTGCCATTGTTAAACCAAACACTCCTTACGATCATCAAGAGCGCGGGAGGTACAACCTCGTCGCTTGTTGGGGAGTTCCTTTGACGACGCGCTTCTTGTGATGACGAAAAAAGGCGGTGGTCTTGTGTCACGTTATCTGCCTGCATCCGACACGGGCGTCCGTCAAGACTCGCACGCACATGTACTGGCGCCCGATGCATCGCTTGGTTTCGGGTCTAGGGCGCACGAAACGAATGTCCTAAACACAACTCTCGGCAAAGTCAAGCAAACGGGCGTAGACACACCTCAGAACACTCCTCGGGGCGACACTTATCGTGGCCCATCTTCTAGGCCGCCAAATTCGAACGATAAGATTTTGGCTCCAAAAAGGAAAACAGTTGCCTCACAAGAAAAGGACGCAATTGACTCGCTTACTAAATTACATCACCGCGAGGACCAGCTCATGCTCACGCCCGCCAATCATTCGCCAAGTAAACGTCGATATTCACCGCATAATGGGAAGGGCGTTCTCAAGACTTCGTGCGCCAACTGCAATGGGGCCGTCGCCGTGAAAGTATCAGCCGAACTTCGCGATCGGAACAAACAATGCGAATCAGAAAACGATAAAATATGCCAAAAGTGTTACAGGGGTATCCTTTCCGCACAGGGTGATATCGTCCCAGTTCTCAAGAAAGCTGTGTGGACAACCCCGATGCGAGGAAACGTGAGCTTTCCTTGGATGTTAACCTATACCGAACTCGAATGCAGTCAAATAGTCCCAGATGCAGTCTTCAATTTGGGCGATTCGTTTCATGTTCATTACAACTACGATAATGATTTTAAACAGTTCATCACCTTCCGAATTGTGATTTCTGCAATTCGCGATGGATTGGTTGATTTATCGGCCATGGCTGATGCGAAGCAGTATGAGGACCTGCTGCGTTCTGCTGCGATGAGGACCCGCACGAATCCTCATCCTGGAGCTATTATTGCCGAAAATGAACGTATCTACACGATAATCTGGCGCAATATCCCGTTGTCGATCGCGACACATTGTCGTGTTTTGTCCGTCTTTCAAGGATTGTCAGGGACGATCACATCAGTTCCTTTGAATTTAACATATGCAGATGGAAAAACCGTCGATGTTTTTTTAACGTCACAGCATAGGCTCGTTGTTTTCCCGTATGAGAATTTACTGGATATTGATGTTCGATTTAAAGGAGAAGGATTTCACATGAAATCCGTGACCGAGTCTGTAAACCACGTGAATTTCGACGAAAACAAAATTGGTTCTATCCAAGACTGTTGCAAAATTGTAGCTATGCAAGACGACAAACAAGGAACCGTGTTCATGTTGTTGGAATATTTTACCTTTAACGTTTCAACACTTGCGATGGTACTAAACCAGGTTCTATTGAAAACGGAGGCTCGAAGTTTGAATCGCATATGGACAGAACGCTTTATTTTTGCGGATACTGTGACTGTGAAAGATTTCAAAGTTGATCAAAGGTATCTGAATTGGTTAATACAGCAGGGTGTCTGCGAAGTTGTTTAGTGATATTGACGATATCACGATCATTTATAATAGGTATGTGTATTACTTATTACATTTTGTAACTAATTGAAGAAATCGTAGATCGACTTTTGATTTTTCATTTTTTTTCTAATCGAAGTAAGTACAGGCTCAAAGATCAGTTTTTCGACTTCGGTCTCCTTCATGGCCTGGACCTTGTCTTTAGCCAATTTGTCTTCTTTGAGCTGTTTTTTGAACTTTTCGCAAAGATCTTGGAAATAAGTCGCAGGCCTACGGTACCCAGGAATTCTCTCGACGACAAGAGACAATAGCTGTGACACCGGTTTCAAGATCTGATTCGAGATATAAAAGCAATAGTCTATTTTCAGATCATTAGCTTTTATGAATTCAGGATCTTCTATTCGGTCCCCTTGGAGGGCTTTTTTATCAGGGTTGTGAATGTATAGATACTGAACCCGGTCGTTTACCTGCGGTGCGCTTCCGGGGTCTCTTTCGAACATTCTGTCAGCCAGGACCTTGTGGCCTATTTTAGAAGGGTCCGCGTAGGAGCCCTTGAGAGTCTTTGAAATGATCAAGTCGTTCATAGGTATACTTTCGTTCTGTATTTGCGTCAATTGATTTTTGAGGTAGCTGATCGATCGAGGCACGTCATTTTGATTAAGGATGATGTCTATCATCCCACCGTATATTTTTTTTAGTATGTTGGCATTGTCTCTTCTTTTCAAGACAATACCCATACTTTTTTGATTAAACTTGTTCACATCATGTTCATAGAGGTTTCCGACATAGCGTTTTTTTGACAATATAATGAACGGGAAGAACGTCTTTTCGTACTCAGCTTTGTGGACGTTTTGCTGGCGACGTTCCAAAACATCATCGAAACCTTCGGACACTTTTATTGATTTGTCGATCGACGCCTGCAGTCGGTCTTTTCCAGTCAATTCATTTCCGTTTTCGTCAGGCAACGACAGAAATTTAATAAATATTGAGTCTGTGTTTTTTACGATCATGTTTCCAATACCGGCCTGGAAGGTACCTACTTCTGTTTCGATATCATACACGAAATCTTCGTAGCAGTGCTGAAGTAATTCTATTTTCCTGACCTGATTAATCGCACCACTGCTGGACATGGCGTCATTCTTTTGTCTCGAAGAGAAGTGTAAAGTGTATGTCTCGCCAATTTGGTCGATCGTGTCGCACTCGAGCCCGAGGAATGAGAAGTAAATGAAAGCTACCTGTGCTTCGTACTGACCTTCGCATGCTATTTTTTTCTGAAAGACGTCGAACTCGAAGGCGTGTTTGAGGAAATCAGTCTTAAATATCGCATCTTTGGAATCGTACGGCAGATGGCATAATATTTGGCCGATGGTGAGCGACCCGGGTTTCAGGAGGTCCATGTTTGCAGTGAGCAGGGAGTGATCTTCTGTCACGTCGACGATGCTGCAACCAGTTGTGATTCGATAGATTCGTTTTTGAGTTTTGTGTCTAATAACTCGAACAATTTTTTGCCAACCTTCGTGTGTCCACGTGTACAAATCGTCGCCGCTGTGGATATCTAACTTTTGTTTATTGTGACCACTTTTCAAGAAATGATCATGTGGTTTCCATTCGTGATCACCACCGGCACCACCGGACTCGACGAATTGAATTTCTTTTACGAAGACCTCTTCGTTTTGCTTGAGAAGTATTGGCGTGTATGGCATGACTGAATCACCGTACACAACTTTGCAGTCATAGTTTTCTTCCGCGAAGTCTTTCAACTTGAGTACCAAATTTCTTCCGGTAGCCGTGGTAGAAGCAGCGAGTTCCTTAAGGAAAATAGGGGAAGTCTTGGCACCGACCTGACCGTAAAGACTATTCGCGGTGATTTTGTATGCCAGTTGCAATCCGTCCAATACTGCCTGCTGGAATTCGTCGAACGTGTCAGTCATTCCGGTGATGTCACTTTTATCAACACGCGTGACGGTGTTCGTTTCGAGATTATTTATATCGATACTGTCGTCGTTTTCCGCAATGACGAGTCCAGACACATTTGCATTGACACGCGTGGATATTGTCTTGTAATTGATCTTTTTCCTCGTCGTCTTCCGTTGCTTGAGCAATTTCTTTAGGATTCTCGGCATGATGCCTTGTTTTTCGAATTGAGCGAATCTCACAGTTTGTAGTGCCCCGTCGACTTCATACTGGATATCGATATACTCGATTCCCGGGATGTTATCGTATCGGTCATCAAGAACGATGGAATCATGCGATATGTTTTCCGATATCATCGATGACGGGTACAGAGAGGCGAAGTCTAGAACTGAAATAGGGTCGGAATAAATTCCGATGTCAGGTGTCAAAACGATGGCACCTTCGTAGGATTCATCCGTGTCTTCGCTAGCCTTTCTGACCACGGGGACGATGAAGCCGTCGTCAAGGCACTGTTTTGACACCAAACTGAAAATCTTAATGCCCTGACCCCTGAGAAAAATGTAGCTGAGAGGAACTAGGCACACGTTGCTCATTCCGATGTTGTTCGCGATCACCTCGAGTTTCATGATGAGATAATTACATAACGAGCAATCTTGAATGCAGTATTTCGCAATTCTTGCTCGATCCGCATCTGTGCCATTTTGGCATCTAAATATGTCATTCGGTGAAACATCGTCTTTGACCAATCCCCACTTTGCACCTTGATCGATATCAAAAAGGTCTGGATTGTCGATTGTCAAGTGATTCCCGTTCATATCCATGATGCGAAACTTTATGTCGTCTATTTGTATGAAGTGGTTCGGGTGTACACCTTGAGTGACATCGATGGTCACATTTGAATGATCAATAACCGAAGTTATTTTACCGGTGATGAATGTGGACGCGACAGTATCTAATTTGTATGAATCCAGTTTATAGTCTTTCTGGACCAATTTCATGAGGTCGATTTGAACACGACCATGCATGTTAAAATATTTAAGAATGTTTTGACCAAGTGCTGAGGACTGCAGTTCTTTGACGACGAAACTGGGATTGTACTTATCAAATTTGAAATCAGTGAGGCGCCCGAGATTTTGAACCTTGCCGAGTATTCGCAGCTCTTTGGCCCGATCATAAATGTAGCCATTATCGAAACCGAAAATATTATAGCCGGCGATGACGTCTGGATCCATATTCAGAATGGTTTGTCTCCATTGAATGATGACGTCGCGTTCTTTTTTACATTCTATTATTTCGTCGGCATCGTCAATGTCATCGACGGATTTGAGCGTTATGATACTTTTAAAGAAGCATTCCTTGCTTCCGTATTTATGAAACGTCGTGCCTATTTGTATGATAGGGTCTCCTTCAAGTGGTGGAAATCCCATTTTCAAGAACTTGTCTGAAATCTTGTCAAATACAGTTTTTTTATCGAACAGTGCCATGATACATTCCATGTTGTTTGAAACCTTCATCTGAAACTTATAGGGTTCCATGTGCGTGTTAAATTTCTGCATTTCAGTGGAAATGTTTCTCCGAACTTTGACGTCGACCACATCGAAACGCGTCATTTTCTCGTGGGCTGTTTTCAGGTGTTGTATGAGCGATTTGGGTTCAGCGATGTTTAATTCTTTGCGAAAGAAATCTGAAATAGCTTTTTCCGACTTCGGCTTATCTTTCATGAGGTGGATGAGATCGTAAGTGTGGTTTTCGATCGCGAATTTCAGTGCGGTCTTTTCGATTGTCGTATTTTTAGGATTCACATAAGTCAACCGTTTTGTTTCACTCATTTCCATGTCATGTTCGATGTCAAACAGTGAAAATAATTGAAATTGTATTTTGTCTTTGACTTCTTTCTTGGTATGAAATATTTGTTTGCTCTGAGTCAATGATTTGTAATATTCGTTCAATTCCCGTGCTGTTTTATTGTAACTTTTGATTGCCATTGGGAAATCCCCGTGGGACGACGTACATTCGATGTCAAATGACGCGACAACTAATGGAGCAATCGATTCCGCGGTATGAGGCTGCAGGTTCTCCCACGATGTCTCGAGATCGAGTGTAGTGGAACTCACCAAATGATCGTCGTTAAATCTATATTCGCCTGCCGTAATCTTGATCCAACCAGACGGTTGTACATCCAGTATGTGTAACATCCGCAAATGGGGTTCTAGATTTGATTCAAAATGCTCTATGGGAAATTCTCTTGACCTAAAGCGAATGGATTTGAAGTTGTAGCTGGCATGTTTGAACGATCTCCAATTTGGAAATGTGAGCTTCAAAAATTGTATTTTCTCGCCATTTGTAAATCCGTATAGATTGACTTTTTCAACCATGGACACATCGCTGATTTGGCATCTGAATTTGACATTCAGCTCGTCTAGAATCTTGCTTTTGATGTGCTTGTATGTGTTGCCTTCTTTAAAGTCGAGACCCTTGATGTGCACGAAGAAGAATGGTTTGTAGTCGAAAATTGTCAGTCCGATGGATCTACCTCGTGAATCGACACCAAAACATTTCACACAGTATTGTGGGTCATCTGCTTCCTCTTCATGTACGGCGTCGGGGTTCGTGTCGTCAAGTGAAATATTGAAATTTTGTCTTTTGATATCGGTCGGGTACCAATCAAGAGCTTGAAAAATAAGATCGTGTTTTTTAGGGTCGATATCATTTCTTTTGAAATCTTCTCTGGTCATGATGAATATATTGACGAGTGTTTTTTTTAAATGGTTTTCATGTCGACGGTGAAAAATCATATAAAAGAAAGATTGTTAAAGAAATCAAATGCGTCGTGGTCACAGCAGTGTCAGTTGTTTAAATTGTGGAGTATATGGGCACACTTCCAAGGTTTGTAATTTTCCAGTAAGTAGTTATGGGCTCATTTGCTTTAAACGGATCGATGGCGAGATAAAGTACATATTAGTGCAAAAGAAAGATAGTATTGCGTATACAGAATTCCTGCGCGGAAAGTACGAGCTTAACAATTACACATACATACAAAAGCTTTTTTCCAAGATGACTTCTTCTGAAAAGACATTGATAACAAATTCAAAGTTCACTGACCTTTGGACAAGGTTATGGAGTCATTCGAGCGAGCAACAAAATCAAAAATTTCAGAAGGAATTCAACAAATCACAGATGAAATTTAACAAGCTGTTGGCCGGGGTTTACATAAGAAGAATCGAAGGCGAGATCCAATTCGTCAATTTAAACATATTCGCAGCAAACACTGAGTGTGCTTCGGAGCAAATTTGGGAAGCACCCAAAGGGCGTCGAAGGTTATACGAGTCCGATTTGAAATGTGCTTTACGCGAGTTCGAAGAGGAGGTTGGTTTTCACGAAAAGATAGTTCTGCATGACACCACCAAGCAATTCGAAGAAGTATTTAATGGATCGAATGGTATTAGGTATCGAAATGTATATTATATGGCCCAATATGTAGGAGATGCTTCTGCTGTGAAATTCGATGCGAGTAATGTGCAACAAGCTAAAGAAGTCAGGAACGTCGCCTGGTTCACTTATGAAGAGGTATTACAGCACATAAAAGCAAATGAAAATCACGAAAAGAGAGAGTTGTTCAAAAGGGTGAACACGATCGTGCACAAATTGTATATTTCATGACAGCTGCGCTGCGACTGACTGCTCTGGTGGTTGGACCGGGTGATTTAGTAAATTCGCCGCGTATAATCGGCTTAAAGAGAAGTCTGAAGTAATATAAAGTAATATACAATAATGCCCGGGGGACTTATTCAATTGGTAGCAGTGGGTGGTCAGAATTTGTATTTGAACGGCAATCCAAAACTGTCGTTTTTTAAGAAGGTTTTCAAAACATATACCAATTTCAGCATGGAAAGTATGAGATTGAATTTTAGTAAAAACACAATGCACATCAAAGAGAAAACGCTCTTGAGCTGCAAAATAGATCGAAATGGAGACATGTTGCAAAATATGTACTTTGTTTTTACGTTACCAAATATACCAAAAAAATCGGGGGAAAAGTTTAAATTCGTACAAAACCTTGGCGAGGTGATCGTTGATAACTATTACATTTCGATCGGAGGAAACATCATCGATAAACAATATGGTGAATGGCTTCACATTTGGGCTGAATTGTCACTGAGTTCTGATAAAACGTATGGCTACTCCAAGATCATCGGGAATGTCGCTGACATATACGCACCAGATGATTACTCAAAAAAATACATAGATGGCGATATTCAAATATTCGGCCGGAAGGTTTACTTACCATTGCATTTCTGGTTCAACAAAATCCCCGGTCTCGCACTTCCACTCATATCGCTTCAGTACCATACGGTAGAAGTCCACGTCGAGTTGAGACCTTTGGTGGATATATTTACGTTAGGTTTGTCTAAGACACCGTATCAAGAAAGCACGACGAGAAAGCCCACGCCAGATGAATGTAGTGACTACTTCAATATCCAGAACAACTCCTTGTTCATAGATCCATACATAGAGGCCAACTACATTTTTCTTGATACAACCGAAAGAACATTTTTTGCCACGAAGAATCAGGAATATCTCGTAGAACAAGTCGTGAGATTTTCATATGATGACCTCAATAAATTCAACATGGTCGACATTGATGTTCACAATCCTGTCAAAGAATTCATATGGGTCATCGCTAGAAACGATCGTGGTTTGCATAACAGGTGGTACGATTTCACCGATTGGGATACTCTTAAAATAAACGAAAAACCCAATATAACGGATACGCGGGATTTTTCGGAGTCGTCTGTGAACGGAGAAATACTTCGCTCGGCGAAATTTTTATTTAACGGTGTGGATCGACAAGAAGCGAAAGATAATTACTACTATAACATCGTCCAACCCTATCAGCATCACACACAAGTTCCCAAAACAGGCATTTACAACTTCTCGTTTTCATTGAATCCCGAGAATTTCCAGCCGTCTGGATCATGTAACTTCAGCAAGATAAACAAAATTCAGATGTATACTGAGTTAATCGTACCGAGGGGCGACCACAGGTACGAGA